GCATCCAATGCCATCTCTGATGCATGTCCATGCGTTCTGCAAAGAAGTTTGCAATTGCATGTTGTCTATTTTGTGTAGCAAGATCAACAGCATCTGTAAGTTTTGCAAGAACCATATCATTAGACATAAGTAAATCTGCAGACATCATCATTGGATCTGAAGTAACATCGGGCTCTCCAACTTCATTTAATACAATAAATCTTGATAGTTTAAATGGTGCATAGGCATCTAACTTACGAAGCCACTCTGCATATGTATCTGTTGCTTTATCGTAGTCTGTGTAAATATTTTCAAATAATTCATGGTACTGAAGAAAATCATCTCCTTCTACATTCCAATGATAACCATGAGCCTTAAGTTTAAGGGTAATGTTATCTGCAAGTAGGACCTTTAGCAGGTTGATTAATTCTTCCATCTAAACATTATATCATGCCGTTTAGCCTATTATATGTCCTGATCCTATGACAGTTAGCACAAACCACCTCACACTTTTCAATCTCTTTCTTGATAGCCCTCCATGAAAAACCATCATGGATCATTCTAGACACATTATATTTCTTGTCTCTTATATGATCAAAGTCTAGGATTATGTGGTTACCAACGCCACAGTCCGCACAGCCAGAATCTTCTTTTATCTTAGCAAGCATCTTTTTATACTCTTGCTTATTATAATGGTCTAACTCTTTGTCAGTCATTGTTATTATTATACCGTGAAAATATTAGGTCCCCACACAGGCAATTCACCTGACTTGCGCCACGGTCTCTATCCAATGGGTAACTATGCCATCTCTAAGGTCCTGTGGGGGACATATCTATTGTACTCCTAGATTATATGGTGTCAATGGTATACTTGTTTATATGGAAAACAAAACACATGGAAATTGGAAAATTGGAAAAGAAATAAGAAATCCAATTGGTTACAATGAAGAAAAAATATATGGGGATCACGAAATGGAGTTAGCAATCCCTATATCTCAAGATCAATTGAATGGTGCAAGACTATTTACTTCAAAATACGAATATGCAAAAACATTAAATAAGAATATATCATATTTAGAAGTGGGTGTTGGTTGGGGCAACTCCGCCAAAATGTTTATAGATACAACAAACGCCAAGAGTGCAGACCTTTTAGATTTTTATGATAATGCTGAGGGAACTAGGGTGCCAGGTGGTGCTGATCCAGGAATTAATTCAGCAACTCATGAAGAATATATAAAAAACAAACTTTCTTATCATCCTAACATAAACACTATAAAGGGTGATATGAGAGAGATATTCTTTACTTTAGATAAAAAGTATGATCTTATCCTTTTTGATGCTGATCAGGACAGACTTTTAGTAAGAAACCTTCTAATACATTCTTCTAAATTAATTAATATTAATGGAATTGTAGGATTTACTTCTTATATGAATTATGATGCAGTTCATTATGATCATCATGTAGGAGTATACCAAGGTGTAAACGAATTTTTAAATGTAAACAAAAATTGGTCTGTTGATGCTATAGTTTTACACGATCTTGGATTTCATGAAATATATATTAAAAGAAATTCATAATAAATGAGCAGTTTATAGACTACTGCTCAGGTCTATTAGCCACGAAGATTCAACTCCCGCTAACTTTCCCGTCAAGGGAACATCCGTTGTAAAACCTTTTAAAGTCTCATAGCGGAATAGTATCTATTATACTACTTAATTTTAATAGATTTAGGCTTCTTTTCTTCAGGAACAACACGAACTACATGAACATGTAGCATGCCATCCTTTAGTTCTGCAGAAGTTACTTCCATATACTCTCCCAGTGCAAAAGATCTTACGAACTTTCTTCCTGCGATACCTTTATGGACTACCTCTGCATCTGTCACTTCAACAATCTCACCCTTGATAATTAATGTTCCGTTGTCTACTGAAACATCAATATCTTCCTTAGTAAACCCTGCAATAGCAAGTGATAGCCTATATGTGTCTTCATCTAATTTAAGAAGATCATACGGAGGATATGATTGAGAGTTTATTTTGTGTGCACTATTTAGACGTGCTAGGTCTCTGTTAAAGCCAATAAAAAAAGGATCATTAAAAAGATCCATAGCGAATTGTGTTACCATGTTATTCCCCTTTCAAGCGAATAATTTAATTCCCCCCATTTGGGCAGGTATAGATATTATAGCATAGAAAAACAGGCTAGTCAACTACCCTAGCCTGCTAATCTAAAGAATTACTTCTTTGCTGCTGCCTTCTTGACAGGAGCCTTCTTTGCAGTCTTCTTGACTACCTTAGCAGTCTTAACTGCTAAATCTACCTCTTCAACAGATGGCAACTTACCAAATGCCTTGTCATTAGGGTTAACTGCTCTGATTGCTACGGGCACGATGGCTCCAAGCAATGAATAAGCAAGTGTCTTTGGATCTGTCACGCCAGAAGCGTAAAGCGCAATTGCAGCACCAAGTACTGATCGTCCATACGATGCAAGCATTGCTTTTAGTTGTGTGTTATTCATAATTTTCCTCCTAGGATATTACGTTTGTTAGTATTGTGAAGCCAATCCATAAACCAATAATTCCTGCGACTCCCGCAAAAACTGGTGGTGCTGGTACTGGCAATTTGAATGCAGCAAATACTACACCACATCCAAAACCTGTTAGTGTTGACAGTATAATGTCTTTCATTTTAATACTCGACAGTCTTAGCAGTTCCTTCTATATCGTTTATATTTCCACGATAAGAAGAATCTTCAAAATTAAACCACAAGGTCGAAGAATATCGGTTTGCACTATTTTTAAGCACCTCATGTAAATAGTGTTTGTTGCTAGGAAACATGATAAAACTATTAGCCTTTGGCTTAACCTTTAGATCATGCCAAGGAAAATTTATTTCTCCTCCTTCATAGTCTTCATTAATGTAATATATTACTGCAAAATCTCCTGCAGTATCTATATGTTTATTCATATAAAAATCTTTTTGAAACCTAACTAAATGAACTTCATTTTTTTTAAACACACGGAGTTTTACATTATGTGTGTCTGTACATTTTTGGAAAGCAATCCGAAACACCTTGTCTAGGATGTCAGCAATTTCTAATGACATTCCTTTTTCAGAATTAAAAAATTCAACTCCCCAAGGCTGCTTGTACCAACCATCAACATTAACTACATAGTCAAGTAATTTTTTATGTTCTTCTTTAGATAATACATTTTCTACAGTTTGTATATTATCTATAGAATTTTCTGAGGTAATTTCCATCATTCTTTATTGTACCATTCTGCATTCTTGGTAAAAGTTGAACCAGTAAACTGAAACCACATTGAGGAACTATATCGATCACCCATGGCAATTGTTTTAACCTCATGCAGATAGTTTTCGTTACCAGGAAAAAATATTAAACTGTTTGGCTTTGGTTTAATGTATACACCAAGTTCTGGGAAACAAAGTTCTCCACCAATATAATCATCATTAATATAGTATATTGATGCAATGTGATTGGATTCTGCTGACTTAGTATCTACATGTGGATACAAAGCAAGACCCTTTGTAAATTTAATTAAAGCAAGATTATCTGTTTGAAAATAATTAATATCTACACCGTAAGCCTCTGTAGCCTTTTTGTGAACAACTGCAAATATTTTCTCTAACATCTTTAGAATGTTCATTGGCAACTGATCCATTCCGACGGTATAAGCATCCCAAGGTTCAAGAATCCACAACTTTCGGTTCACTACGTAATCAAGAAGAACTTCGTGCTCTTCTTTAGATAGAACATCTTCTACACATTTTATGTTTTCTGCAGAGTTTCCTATTTTTTCAACATTTTTTAAATAGATCTCATCTTTTTCTGAAGGGTTAGTAATCATGTATCTATTCTACCATAGTCTTCTGGGAGTAGTTTCTTTAACTCTTTGTACGCCCCAGATATTTTTTTCATGGAGTAGTAGTGCGGATAGGCTGTTCCCACAACCCCGTACTCATCAAAATAAATTATTTCTGGCTCAATATCAGTAATAAACTTATTTAATGATGCTTGAACATTTTCAATGTAAGTATAGGCCCAGTCCCTAGAATCTGAAATAAATTTTAAAAAATCTTCGTTAAACTGCTCTTTTTCTGTTTTTAATTGATCCTTCTGCTCTTCTTGAAGCATAAAAAATTCAAGTGTTTGAGAAATCATTTTAACATTTTGTTTCTTTTGAATATAAAAAAGAAAAGCAAAAGTTGCTGATAAGAATGATAGGATAATTAACAATATTGTCTGAATCATAATTCTTTTCCACCTTCTCTAACAAGAAGAACAATTGCACCATTGTCCTCTA